CAGACGACGATGGCGATGTTGAGTATGTGTACGACACCAAGAAGGGCAAAGCTGTCATACCCAACCGAATCTACGGCGGTAAAGTAATCGAGAACGTATGCCAAGCACTTGCACGTATTGTGATAGGTGAGCAGATGTTAATGATTGCAAAAAAGTACCGCGTAGTTATGACGGTGCATGACGCCGTGGCTTGTATTGCACCGGAAGACGAGGCTGAAACAGCTAAGGAGTACGTTGAGTTGTGTATGCGACTACGCCCGTCGTGGGCAACCGAGCTACCCCTGAACTGTGAAGCAGGGTATGGAAAGAGCTATGGAGATTGCTGATGAGAGTCTTGTGGAAGTACATCAACAAGAAAACACGCGATGTACATTTTTCATGGGACAGATGGAGTCGTGGCGATGCGTATGGGTTTTGGGAATTTAGAATACCAAAGGAAGATTTATGAGTATCGTATGGTCGTTCAGTAGCCTGAAAACATTTGAGCAATGCCCGAAGAAGTACTATCACACCAAGATAGCCAAGGATGTTGTTGAGCCTGACACAACGGCAACGCTGTACGGCAAGACTGCTCATACTGTGGCAGAGGAATACATCCGTGACGGTAAGCCAATCCCGCCAGCGTTTGAGTACATGAAGGACACGCTGGATGCCCTCAAGAATTTAGAGGGGGAGAAGCTGTGCGAGGTAAAGCTAGGCTTGACCAAAGACCTAGAGGCTTGTGAGTTCCATGCCCCGAACGTATGGTGGCACGGCATTGCCGACTTGGTTGTATTGAACGAAGAAAAGGGTTTGGCGCATTCTGCCGACTACAAAACCAGCAAGAGTGCACGGTACGCAGACACCAAACAACTCGACCTTGTGGCGGCTGGTCTTTTTGCCAAGTTCCCCAAAATCAATCGAGTGAAGTCAGCCTTGATCTTTACGGTAAGTAAGGAGTTTGTGAAAGCCGAGCACCACAGAGAAATGATGCAAAAGTACCTAGAAAAGCCAGCGATGGGTGTTGCACGGATTGAGGCGGCGTTGGAAAATGGAGTGTGGAATCCTATCAGTGGGCCGCTGTGCAAGTTCTGCGCGGTCAAACAATGTGAATACAACCGGAGCTAAAAATGAAATTTGATTCAACTAATTACGTAACCAATGAATGGCAAAGCTACTACGGCGCTGTACGTGCTGTGGTGGATGAAGAAGGAAACGGTAACAGCGAAATCACAGTGTTGGAATTTGAAACACCTTCAGGTTTTTCGCAGTTGATGGAGGTTACGCTATTGACAGGTGACAGCCCACAAGACGAAACCGTTGTTACGTTAGAAGATGTACACACAGTGCGCATAAAAATAACAGGCGAATGGGAAGGCAGTGAAATTATGTATGGTTTAGCCGACTTAATACACGCTTTGAAACTCAAAGCAACACTTGAATGAACCACTAAGGAAACATCATGCCCTACGTAAACAAACCTAGACCATACAAAAAAGAATATGAACAGCAAAAAGCAAGAGGCGAATCTGATACACGACTTGAACGTCAACGAGCAAGAAGCGAGATGGACAAGAAGGGCGTTGACCGTACTGGAAAAGACATCGACCATGTGGTTCCCTTGTCCAAAGGGGGGAGCAATGCTTCAGGAAATCTTAAGCTCAAGACCCCGAGTGCCAACCGTTCGTTCAGCCGCAATTCAGACCATACTGTCAAAACCAACAAGCCAAAGAAAAAATGAACTTATCAGAGTATGAGTGGCCTCGTCCCCACGGGTTCACCCCATTTGAGCATCAGAAGACTACAGCCGAGTTCCTAACGACCAACAACAAGGCGTTTTGCTTTAACGAGCAAGGTACAGGCAAGACAGCATCAGTGATTTGGGCAGTTGATTATTTGATGCAACGAGGATTAGTGAAGCGAGTGTTAGTGATTTGCCCCTTGTCAATCATGAAGTCGGCATGGCAACAGGACTTGTTTAAGTTCGCAATCCATCGCACGGTGTCAGTTGCACACGGCGCGGCTAAGAAGCGCAAAGAGATCATCAATGCGGGGTCAGAGTTTGTCATCATTAATTTTGATGGGGTTGGAATTGTTAAGAGTGAACTGCTCAAGGGCGGGTTCGATTTGATTGTGGTAGATGAAGCGTCAGCGTATAAGAATGCTCAGACCGAGCGGTGGAAAGACTTGCGTGACCTAACAAAAGTCATACGTGGGTTATGGATGTTGACTGGAACTCCCGCCGCGCAGTCTCCTGTGGATGCTTACGGATTAGCAAAGTTAGTGAACCCCACTGGCATACCCCTGTTCTTTGGGCAATTTAGAGATCAAGTAATGCTCAAGGTCAGTGACTACCGCTGGATACCACGCCCCGAGTCCAAACACATTGTTCACAAGATACTCCAACCAGCTATACGGTTTGAGAAGAAGCAGTGCCTTGACCTACCCCCTGTAACCTTTGTTGACCGTGATGCACCGCTGTCACCCCAACAGATCAAGTATTACAACGTACTCAAGAAGCAGATGTTGATTGAGGCCGACGGAGAAGAAATATCGGCAGTCAATGCCGCCGTGAAACTCAACAAGCTACTTCAAATATCCGGGGGCGCTGTGTATACGGATACTGGAGAAGTCCTAGAGTTTGATGTATCTGGCAGATTAAACGTGGTGCAGGAAGTCATTGAGGAATCAAGCCAAAAAGTGCTGGTGTTTGTACCCTTTACCCACACCATTGAGCTTCTAGAAAAGCACTTAAAAAAGCACAATATAAAGTGCGAAATTATCAATGGAGAGGTGAGTGTCAATAGACGTTCTGAATTGGTGCGGCGGTTTCAAGAGAACGAGCACCCCAAGGTTCTTATCATCCAACCACTGAGTCCAAACTTTTCTTGGATGCGGGGGCAGCTTCAACAGCTTTCTTGGATTCACGTTTCTTAGGCTCATCTACTGCGTCGGCTCGTGCTTTGACAAGGGCTTTGGCGTCTTCCTTTTCAAAAGCTTCGCCCAATGGTTTTGGTGCTTCCAACTTTGGCGCACGACCTGTATCGGCTTGATACGGAGTCATAACAACCAGCTTCTGTGTCTCGGGTAAAACAGCGGCTTTACTGGTTGCGGCGTATTCACCTTTGTTGATGAAGCGAGTCGGCGTAAACAAAATAGACTGGTTGTCATTGTCTTCGTTGAAGCTCAATTGGGTAACAACGTAATCCAAGCTTTTACCGTTGTTGGACAAGTACTTGGTGTAGCTCTCAAAGGGATGGGTGTTGTCGCCAACGCTGTCACCAAACAAAGACTTGGAAGACAAGTTCATTTGATACACAGAACCTTCGAGGGAAGTACCGAAGTCCTCTTCCAACATAACCGCAATGCGGCGTGAGTAGCGGCAAGCTTTAGAGTTGCCCATGCCCGAACCCTTGATGTTTTGTTCGCATGAGTCGCAACGGTCAGATTGCTTATTAACGGAACCAACATCGGGAACACTGCCATCATTAGAGAAACAGTCGGGGGCTGTTGGCTCAGCGTCGGCACTCCATTGCTTTGCGTAAAAGATACGCCCAACTTTGGGAGAAGCATTGACAACGACAACATTCAAGTCGCCTTTGACCTTACCCATTTCTTCACCGCCCACAACTTTGCGGAAGATTCCGTTTTTGGGGACGATTCGTTTAACGCCAGTGCGACCAGCGAGTTGCCTTGTAAGCTCACTGACTCCAGCGTTTTGCAGGAAGTCGGGGAGGTCTTGGTTTAACAAAGTGATGTTGCTCATTTTTCAATTTTCCTTAGAACGTCTAACTACCACGGTATATTGATTTTCGACATTCAAGCCTCTCGGCAGAAGGTCAGGATTCTCGAGAAGAAACTCTTTCATGTTTGTCTGATGAAGTCTCTTTTCTAGCAGGCCATATGCACCGGTCTCCTCAATGAAGTCGTACATAGAATCCCAATCATTCGTCCAGTACCGTGACTTTACGGAACGGATAATCGTGCCAGCTTTTGTGCGAATGCTGTCGGCATTCATGTTTTTACAAACCTCAAGCATCTCCGATTCAAGCACCGCCATCTGCTCTTCGATGTCGGCGTATTCGGCTTTATACTTGGAAGTGAGGGTGTCTTTGGCATCGCGCATCTTGATATAGATAGCGGTCAGCTTATCGAGGGGGATAGGAGAAGTGGTGACTTCGTCCTGAACTGTAGCGTCCATAGTTAGCTCCTTTTTGTTTTGGGGGGTCAGTTTAGCATAGACCTTGACAATGTCAAGTACTTTCTAAAATAATTTCTTGCCTGTACAAATCAATTATTTTTGTGTGGTGTGCAATGTTGCCCCGCAAGTGGGCGTACATCTTTGTCTCTATCGGACTGCCTGTTATATGCACGACTGTCATTGGGTTAACTTGACCGGGTCGGTCAATTCGGGCATTGGCTTGTAGGTATGTTTCTACACTTGAGCACGGAGCGTACCAAATAATTGTGTCGGCGGCAGTTAGGGTAAGCCCGTGGGAGGCTG